CTACATGAAATTGATACATTGAATGGTGGATTAAGCGATACTATTAAAGCAGTTGCAGAAGAACTTGAAATCAAGGCTTCTACACTAAAGAAAGCAATTAAAATTGCTCATAAAGCTTCATTGGGTCAAACTAACAAAGACCATGATGAACTCAACACTATCTTGGAAACTGTGGGCAAAACACTTTGAGTTACGTTGACGCTATTCATAGCAGGGATGAGGATCGTATCTACGTTGTAGAGAGGGATAATAACGGCAAGCGTCAATACAAAGAATACCCTACCAATTACGTATTGTATTATCCTGATCCTAAGGGTAAACATCGTAGCATCTATGGCGATCCAGTCAGTCGTTTCAGTTCTCGCAAACGACAAGAGTTTGAAAAAGAAAGACGCATCCACTCAAATAAGAAACTGTTTGAAAGTGATGTACCGGTAGTCTTTCGCTGTCTAAGTGAAAACTATCTTGGCATTGATGCTCCTAAACTTCATACTTGCTTCTTTGACATTGAGGTGGACTTTGATCCTGAAAAAGGTTTCAGTCCAACAAGTGATCCATTCAATCCAGTTACAGCTATCAGTTGTTACTTAGATTGGCTAGACCAATGCATTACATTAGTGATTGCTCCAAAACATATGAGCAGTGAAACAGCCCTAGAAATCACTAATGAGTTTGAGAATACAATGCTTTTCAAATCAGAGAAAGAAATGTTTGATGTTTTCTTTCAATTGATTGAGGATGCTGATGTATTGACTGGCTGGAACTCAGAGGGCTATGATATACCCTATATGGTCAATCGTGTTACAAGGGTAATGAGTAAAGATGACACCCGCAAGTTTTGTTTGATGGGTCAACTTCCTAAAGCTAGAGAATATGAACGTTTTGGCAAGAGTGAAACAACTTATGACTTGGTAGGTCGTATTCATTTAGATTATCTACAACTATACAAAAAGTATAACTATGAATCTCGTCACAGTTACAAACTTGACAGTATTGGTGAGATGGAAGTCGGTGAAAACAAAACTCAATATGAAGGTACACTTGACCAATTGTATAATAAAGACTTTAAAAAGTTCATTGAATACAACAGACAAGATACGATGTTGTTGGTGAAGATTCACAACAAACTTAAGTTTTTAGAATTAGCTAATCAACTTGCACATGAGAACACAGTATTGCTTCCAACAGTAATGGGTTCTGTGGCAATGATTGAGATGGCAATTTTTAATGAAGCCCATGAACGTGGCTTAGTAGTACCAGATAAAAAACGAAAGGTTGAAAATGAAGAAGAAATCCAGCAGGCAGCAGGTGCCTTTGTTGCTACGCCGAAAAGAGGTATGCATGAATATGTCGGAGCAGTTGACATCAACAGTCTCTATCCCTCGGTTATTCGTGCCCTCAACATGGCAGGTGAAACCATCGTTGCTCAGGTCAGACAAACAATCACTGACAAATACATGCTTGATAAAGGCGTACGATTAGCAAGTGAAAAGAAACGTCACAAAGAAGGTGATGACGCAGTTACAGGAAGTATTCTCTGGGAGAATCTGTTTGGTGCATTAGAGTATACAGCTATTATGAACCAAGAACGTGGTACAATTCTTACTGTTGACTTTGAAGATGGTCGCAGTGAAGAAATGTCTGCGGCAGAAGTTTGGAAGATGATATTTGATAGTCATAAGCCCTGGATGCTAAGTGCTAATGGTACAATCTTTACTTATGAAAAAGAAGGTGTCGTTCCCGGTCTACTCACACGTTGGTATACAGAACGTAAAGCTATTCAGAAACAAGCTAAAGAAGCATATGGCACTGATATGTTTGATTACTACGACAAGCGACAACTTGTCCGTAAGATTTTACTTAACTCAGCATATGGTGCATTGTTAAATGAACATTGTCGTTTCTATGATAAGCGTATTGGTCAAAGTGTTACATTATCCGGTCGACAGATTGTTAAACATATGATGAGTACTATCAATGAAACAGTTGAGGGTATCTATTCACATGAGGGCAATGCTATTGTGTATGGTGATACTGATAGTTGTTACTTCACAGCTTATCCTACACTAAAGTCACAGATTGAATCTGGTGCGTTAGAGTGGAATAAAGAAACTTGTATTGGTCTATATGATGGTATTGCTGAACAAGCAAATGAAAGTTTTCCTGCATTCATGGAGAAAGCATTTCATGCTCCTAGAAAGAATGGTGCTATCATTAAAGCTGGTCGTGAACTGATCGGTGATCGTGCTATCTTTATCACTAAAAAACGTTATGCTATCAATATCTTTGACAAAGAAGGTAAACGTAAAGATAAAGACGGAGACTTAGGCGATATCAAAGCTATGGGTCTTGACTTGAAACGTGCTGATACACCTAAGTATGTACAAGAGTTCTTAATGAATGTACTACAGATGGTTCTTCAACAAGGTAAAGGTCGTGAGGATGTGATTGAAGCTGTCAAAGACTTCAAACGCATACTAACTGCACAGGATAGTTGGACTAAAGGTTCTCCTAAAGGTGTAAACAAACTTACAATGTATGGTGACTTAGAAGCTAAGAGTAGTACAGGTCGTGCTAATATGCCCGGACATGTTCGTGCGGCATTGAACTACAATTACTTACGTAGAGTAAACGGTGACCAATATAGTCAAAAGATTATTGATGGTATGAAGGTTGTTGTATGTAAGCTTAAACCCAATCCATTAGGGTTTACAAGTGTAGCATATCCAGTAGATGAATTGCGTTTGCCCAAATGGTTTACAGAGTTACCATTTGATGATTCAGCAATGGAACAAACATTAGTAGATGAGAAGATTGATAACTTATTGGGTGTATTAGATTGGGATATTCGTAGCAATACAGATACCAACAGTACGTTTGATGACTTATTCAGTTTCGGTTAAATTGGTGTTGCTATTCGTAATATATTCCTATATAATACGTATCACAACTACCTAAATAGTTAAAACAAAGGAAAAACATGAAAGATAATTTACAAGATTTAATTCAACATACACATGGCTTAGGCTGTATTGAGTTAATTAAAGTCAGTGGAACTGACACAGAGACAACTGTAAACGCAGTAGCAGAAGATAAATCTGTTATTGTTAGTGGTGTTCTTAAACATCCTAGCGCAGAGTTTATTGGTGTATTTGGTATGCCTAACTTAGGTAAGCTAAAAACAATTCTAGGCTTTGATGACTATGATGAACATAGTAAAATCACTGTTACACGTGTTAACAAAGACGGGGTTAGTGTACCGGAATACATTCACTTTGAAACAAAAGCAGGTGACTTTGTTAACGATTATCGTTTGATGAGTAAAGCTATTGCTGATGAAAAAGTTAAAACTGTTACATTTAAGGGTACTATATGGGGTGTTGAGTTTGAACCCACTATTGTAGGCATTCAACGACTGAAACGTCAAGCAAGTGCTAATAGTGAAGAAAAGAACTTTACTACTAAAACAGAAAACGGTAATCTAATGGTTTACTTTGGTGACCCATCAACACACTCAGGTAACTTTGTATTTCACCCGGGTGTTACTGGTTCATTGAACAAAGCATGGATGTGGCCTGTTAAAGAATTCTTAAGCATCATGGATTTACCCGGTGATAAGATTATTCGTATTAGTGATGCTGGTGCAACAGAGATTGTTGTTGACAGTGGTCTAGCAGTTTATCGTTATTTACTCCCAGCACAAGCGAAATAATGGAACAAGACAATCTATCAGCAAAACAAAACCCAGATTGGGCATTGTTCTTACCTGCAGTCAGTAGTTTTTATATTTCTGGCTTGGGTAAGCAACGTAAAGGGGAACAGTACTTTGACCAAGCACGAATACCTGCTCAATTCAACGGTGATGTAGAGAAACTAAACTTTCTTAATAGTAAAGAAGGTCTCTATTATTACAAGTGGGGATTATATAGTGCTGGTCATGCTAACTTAGATACAACCGTAAACGATCCTAGTGAAAGTATCATTAGAGAACGTGAGGCTGGTACGTTTATGTTAGGTGACTCTGGTGGATTTCAGATTCTTAAAGGTCAATGGCCGGCTGATTGGAAAGATCCTAATTGCCCTAAAGCTATGATTAAGCGTAAAGCAGTATTGAACTGGATGGATACATACATGGACTATGGTATGTGTTTGGATATTCCCTCACAATCCTTAACTACCTTTCATATGAAAGATCCTAAAACAATTAAAAAAGATAAAGACGGTAATGATATTCCGGGTAGTGGAGTAAGTCTTCATGGCATCAGCACTATTGAAGAAGCTATCCGTGCTACCCATATCAATAATGAATACTTCATTAACAATCGTTCGGGCAAATGTCAGTTTTTAAATGTATTACAGGGTCGTACACATACCCAGTCTGATGATTGGTATGATGAAATGAAGAAGTATTGTGACCCAAACATCTATCCAGACAATCACTTTAATGGTTGGGCATTCGGGGGACAGAACAAGATTGATGTACACCTAATGTTAACACGTATGATTGATATTATATATGATGGACTATTAGTAGAGGGTAAACATGATTTGATTCATTGTTTGGGTACAAGTATATTAGAGTATGCTGTATTGTTTACTGATATTCAACGTGCTATTCGTAAGTACCATAACCCAAAACTTAAAATTACATTTGACTGTGCAAGTCCTTTCTTTAGTGCGGCTAAAGGCTTAGCATATTTCAATACTAACATTGAGCATAATAAGAAATGGTCATACAGTATGGAAAAAACCGCTGAGAAGAAATCTTATGCTAATGACACACGTAAATATCGTGATGCTGTATTGGCTGAAGGCATCCATAAAGTCTTTACAGATAGTCCAGTAACTGATAAACTAGTGCTTAAGGATTTATGTTATCGTGGTCAAGGGTTCTTAGGACAACACGGTAAAGAGACCAAGACTAGTTGGGATACATTAAGTTATACATTGCTTCAAAGTCATAATGTATGGATGCATATGAATGCTGTACAAGAGGCTAATCGTCAATATGAAAAAGATATTGTTCCTAAGATGTTGATGAATGAGCAATTTGAGCGTGTATTGTTTAAAGATGTTATTGACGAAATTTTTAGTAAGAAAACTAAACAGGAAGCTATTGATTTAATTGATGCTAACAGTAGATTATGGATGCAATTTCAATCAGGTAGTCAGGGTATTAGCGGTAAGAAAACTGTCAATGCGTTAACAAAATTTGAAGAACTATTTGAAGTACAGACTGAATTAGAATTTGAAGAAGTAATAGAAGATAGCGATGATGCTATGAATGAGGCACTCGGAGAGTAAAAATTATAAATGACTCTACTTTTAGTATCTAAACCTAATATTGAGTTCAATCCTAATAAACGAGTGTTTGTTAAAGAGAATGTCATATCATCTAAAGTATGTGATGAGATAATTGATTTTGGAAGAAATAATGTTGTTAAGGGAATAAATAAATACCCTGGTTTATTTCAAATAAGTTTTAAGACATGTTTGTTACCTATGGATCACGTAATACATTCAATACTACAAGATGTTTGGGTTGAGGCTAGTAGTTTTATAGGAACTACTGTTGATTTTGTAGAACCATATGAATTAAAACAATATGGTAGTGGTGATTTTTTTGGTAAACATACAGATAATTATAATAGTCTTTCCAAAGATATTGACAGAAAGATAACAATGAGTATACAATTGTCAGATGATGAAGATTATGTAGGGGGAGACCTACTTGTTTTAAGTCAATCATATTCTAGGAAAAAAGGTAGTATTATTGCTTTTCCTAGTTTATTAACACATCAAGTAAACCCTATACTGAAGGGCGAGAGATGGTCATTAATTAGTTGGGCTTGGGGCCCTCAATGGAAATAGGATTACAAATGATAGAACAACATGAACAAGCAATGGCAGAGAAACGGTCTCGTATTAAAAATAACGCATTACGTACAATCTTTGTACGTTTTCAAAAAGAAGGTATTCATAAATACCCAGCGGCAGCAACAGACCCAGCACTTGCTACAGGTGATGAGTATGATGTTAGCTTTTTAGCTACTCCACAT